TGGACGGACCACATCGCCGCCTGGGTCGGAGCTGAGCATCCCGTCCTGGTCATCTTCGACCCGCTGGCGGATATGCTGGGTCGACTGGGCGAGAACCTCAGTGATGACACCCGCGGCATTGTCCAATGGTGGCGCTTCCTCACCACAATGGGATGCACGATCCTCGCCAATGCCCACCTCGCCAAGCCCAGGGAGGGCATCAGCGGGGCCAACCGCGTGCGGGGCTCAACAAGCTGGGCCAACGCTGCCCGCGCCATCTACTCCCTGGTCCCCAGCAACGGGGATGTGGGCCTGACCTGTGACAAATTGAGCCGAGCCCCGCGGCCGGACAAAATCGACCTGAAGATGACGGTCGAAGCTGATCCAGATAACCCGGCCCTTTGGCGCTCTGCCACATTCACCGCACCGGCCCTGAAAGGCGGCTGGGGTGTGACCCATCGGCATGAGCTGACCAACGGTGAACGGAAGGCATTAGTGACCTTGGACACTTTCCAGGGCGAGCCCCTGAGTATGTCGAAATGGATCAAATCATCCGCTATTCCGGACTCCAGCCTCATTGAGCACATGAAGCGATTGGTCGATTTGGGCCTCGTTTCGCGCACCCTGACGGGCCGAAAGGTGGGTGGCAAGCCGACATTCCTGTACGAAATTACTCCTCAGGGTATTTCGTCGTGCCTCGACGCCAGCGACTCCAGCCCGACTCCAACTCGACTCCAGCCGGACTCGGAACCATCGACTCCACGACTCCAGCCGCCCTTAGGTAGGGCGCGGATAGTGGAGGATGGGGTTGACCGAAAATCGGCTACTCCAACTCCGGAAGCCATTGATGACGGATTTTGGGACAGCCTTGTGGCAGACAACCCCGGCCCGCCAGAAGGGGCCGGATGACGGCCCCTCTTGACTCTGCCACCGCTTTGTGCCACAATGGCGTATGCCGCCAATTAACGGTACCGCCCTCGTCCGACACATCTCCCAGATTCCGCAACCCCACGGTGGTGCCCTCAATTCGGGCGGGACGCCCGGCCACGTTGGCGGAACCGGCCGGCCAGGTCGAGCCGCCGCGATCCGCCGCCAGGCGATCGTCGCCCGGTCCTTGGACGAGCAGATGCGAATCCTCGACCAGTCGCAGAAGTCTCCTGTCCCGCTGGTCGAACTCAACGAGCTGACGCAACTGGTCTCCAAGTACGACGACGAGCTCCGCATCAAGCAGGTCGAGCTGGCCGGCGAAGCCCGCGTCATCGTGAAGGTCGTCCGGGAGTGACCGCCGCGGCGGAGCCCAAAGCCATCATCGTGCGGGCGCCGCTCCCGCATCAGGAACCGTTCTACGATTCCCCCTGCCAATACAAAGTCGCCCGCTGGGGCCGCCGCGCCGGGAAAACCGTCGTGGCGTTCGGCGCCGCGATGGTGGGCCACGGCCCGCTGACGAACGGCGAGCCGCTGCACCGCGGCGTCAGCCAGGGCGGCGACGTACTCTGGATCTGCCGCGACATTCCGCAGGGCCGCATCGTCTGGCACGAGGAGATTGTGCCCAGACTCGAAGGTGTCCCCCACGTCACGCTGAATCACACGAACCACGACGCCGACCTCGCGGGCTGCGGCCGGCTGCTGCTCCGCTCAGCCGAGAACATCGAATCGGTCAAGGGCAGCGGCCAGAACCTGCTCGGCGCGGTGATCGACGAAGCGGCGTGGCTTGACCTGCAGGACGTGCTGCTCAAGGTCGTGATGCCGGCGCTGATGGACAACAACGGCTGGCTCATCATCATTTCGACCACGAACGGCGGCCAGGACGGCAATACCGAGAAGATCGCGCCCAGCTACTTCAACCGGCTCTGCCAGGCCATCATGGACGGCGAGAAGGGGCCGGAATGGGGGCACTGGCACCTGACCGCCCGGGAGAACCCGAAGATCGGGCCGCAGAAGATTGCGGCGCTGATCGCGGAGTACCCGTTGGGCTCGGTCAAGTGCAAGGAGGAAGTCGAGGCCGAGCTGGTCGTCGGCGGCATGGGCGTCGCGTTCCCCGAGTGGCGATCGGACCTGCACATCAGCCGACGCGAGGCGCCGGGCGAGTTCCGCTGGTTCGGTGGGCTCGACTGGGGCTACGCCTCACCCAGCGCCTGCGTGCTCGTGGTCGGCGGTGGCGATCAGCAGGTCATCGTCCGCAAGGAGTTGTCCTGGAACCACACGGACCCCTACGAGGCGGGCCACAACCTCGGAAGCTGGCTCCTCAGCACCGGCCTGCCGCTACCGGAGTGGATCGCGTGCGACGAGGCCATGTGGCAAGTCCAGACGGGCGGGCCGACGATCGGGGAGGAGATGCAGCGCGGCGTCAGCGCCGCCCTGCCGAGCCTCTTGGCCGTGCCGCTGATCGCCACGCCGAAGGGCAAGGGGAGCCGCGTGGCGGGCAAGATGCTACTGCACGGCGCGCTCAAGTGGGGGCCAGCGCTCGAGGACGGGACCGTACCCGCGCACCTGCGGCCCCGACTCACCGTCCATCCCGACTGCCCCTACCTCACGCGGACGCTGCCGGTGCTGCCCGTCTCGCCGGACAACTCCGAGGACGTGGACACCACGGCGGATGACCATGTGTACGACGCGCTGCGGTACGCCCTGATGAGCCGGACGCCGCGGACGCAGCGGGAGGCGCGCGACGTGCCGGTGGGTCGGCATCCTGGCTTCGAGCGGTCAGGCGCTGGCTTCCGCCGGCGGGCGCGGCACGAGTCGGAGGACGACGGCCTGGGCTACACGACGGGCTACGGCGCGGGGCCGCGGTTCACGGTGGTGGCCGATGATTAGCTTTGAGGCGTGGCGGCAGCGGGCCATCGAGCGAGCCGTGAAGCGTGAGGACTCCGAGGACCGGCTACCCCGGATCGTCCCGCCCCGTGCTGAACGCCGCGAAGCCTGGCGCGAAACCCGGAAAGCGCAGCGCCGTGAAATCGCTGATTGACCAGAAGCACTTACTCTCGGATCGGGATCTCCTGGTCCTGCTGATTGACCTTCATCAAGAGACGGAGACGCGGATCATGAAAACGCTGGCAGATGTGCAGGCAGCGCTGGGCGACCTCAGTACCAACGTCGAGAACGTGCGAGTCGCGGTGGCGGCCGGCTTCGCGGGTGCGGCTCCAGTCGATCTGCAGCCGGCCCTGGATCAGATCGCCACGATCGAGGCGCAGGTGGCCGCGATCCCGACCCACGGCTGACCGTGTTCGGCTGGCGGGATCGGGCGCGGCACGCGGAGCAGCAAGTGGCAACGCTGCTGGCCACGGTTGAGGGGTTGCGAACCCAGCTTGTTGCGGCCGAACTGCGGCAGCGGGAACTGGTCGAGCACCTGATCGGGCTCAAGCGGAGCGGCTTCGAGCCCGCACAGCCGGTGGGCGTGATGCCCGAACCGATGGATGACCTGCCGTCGGTGGTACGGACGGCGATCAGTGACCGCGCCGGCGGCGATGGCTCGTTCCTGGAGAACTACGCGCGGCTCAGGCTGGCGGAGCAGGTCGAGCCGACGGACGTGGCCCGCGAAATCTACGAGGGCGGGGAAGCATAATGGGCACCTCGCTCGATACCACCGGCTTCCAGAACCGCGATATGCTCGAGGAGGGCGCGCCCAATCCGCCGCCCGCCTATGGCGACGTGGTGCAGCCGGGCGAGTTCCTGACGGGCGACCCGATCGAGATCAGCAAGGCGATCCTGAAGCTCTGGAGCGACCAGGATGTATTGCATCGCACGCGGCGCGAGGCGTGGAAAGTCGCCAAACTGCGGCGCGAGGGCGTGACCGGCGCGCGGCTGGTCAAGAAACAGGACCTCGACCAGTGGCAGGCGTGGGTGCCGCCGGGCCAGACGATGAACGTGCCGGGGATCAATAAGGCGGATGCACTCTGCGACAAGCTGGTGGCGAATCTGCTGGTCGATCCGCCGCGGCCCGACCCGATCCCAACCGATGGGGGTGACGAGGACCGGGACGACACGGAACTAGCCGAGCGGATCCTCAACGACGTGCTGGGTGAGAATGGGGTGAGCTATGACGCGATGGTGCGCGCCGCCCTGGATCGTGGCACCGTCTACGATTCCGGCTTCATCTGGCACTACATCGACCCGCAAGGCGGGGGTCGCCAGCCGGTGCGGATGCTGGCGCATCCCGACGCCGTGGACGCTCAGACGCCATTCCAGGGGCCGTCACAGATGGGGCTCGCCGGATCGATGCCAGGCCCCCAGCTCCCGCCGCCCTACAGTCTCCGCCACGTAACGCCGGATGGGCAGTTGCAGGACACGCCCGATGGGGCCGCGCTGACGTGGGCGCCCAAGTTGAAATGCGAAGTCGTCACAGGACGGCACCTCCGGTTTCTGCCCCCGGACGCCAACGACATCTGGGAGGCGCATGGCGTCTTGCGGGCCGGATTCATGACCGTGGGCAAGATGAAGCTCGCCTTTCCGGAAACAGCGGCCTACACCGAGGAGCAGTGGGGCCGCGTCTGCGCCTACAAGCCTGAAAAGGCGCGCGATCTCTTGCCCGACAGCCGCCGGCGCGACGACGAGGGCGAGAAGGACAGCCGGTTGGCGTTCTATGTGATCTGCTGCTACACCGAGTGCCCCGACTATCCGGACGGCTTCTACGGCGTGGCGGTCGATGGGGCGATACCCTACCGCCAGCCCTGGACGGATACGACGGACGGGAAGCGGCAGCCGCTCGACCTGCCGGTAACGCAATTCAAGGGGCCGGAACGCGGGGCTGATGACCCGTATGGCGTCGGCCTGATGCGCGTCGTCGGGGACGCCAACGAACTGCGAGTGGCCCAGGTGGGGACGCTGCTCCAGTACCTCGACCGGCTGAATACGCAGAAAACATTCGTGCCGGTGTCGAGCATCGTGAACCCGAAGGACCTCACCAATTCCAGTCGGCGGATCATCCCGATGAACCCGGGCGGCCAGCCGGTCAACGAGGAGTTGCCGGACTACCCGCAGGCGTCGATGGCGATGTTCGACCTGGTCAGCACCGAAATGGACTCGGCGTCCGGGCTCCAGCAGGCGGCGCAGGGCGTCGAGGACCCGTCGGTGACGAGCGGGCGGCAGGCGCAGCAGATCGTCGCCCAGGTCCTCGCGGGGCTTTCGAGTTACAAGTCGATGATCGAGCGCGGGTACGTCCGCGGCTGTCGGATCGTACTGCAACTGGTCCGGATGGCCTACACGCGGCCCCAGATGCTGCGGTTCACGGGTGAGGATGGGGCGTACCGGAGCCGGTCCTGGACGGGTGCCGACCTGCAGAATGTCGCCAATATCCAGCTCAAGGCTGGCAGCCTGTCGATGATGAACGCCGCCATGAAGGCGGACGCCTCGATCCAGCTCCAGCAGACGGGCCTGCTGACGGTCGATGAGTTGCGCGACATTCTGGAATCCCACGTTGGCTCGACCATCGGCCTGCAGGACAACCCCATTCGGTTGCGGGCGCGGCGCCAGATTGCGCGCTGGAAAGACGGCCCGCCGCCCGGCTGGGCACCCGCGCCGCCGACCGTGATTCAGGGGGTGCAGGGCGCGCAGATCCAGCCGCCGGCGCCCGTGGTATTCGTGCCGGTGCCGGCCGACGAACTGCCGGGCCACGCCTCGATCCGGCTCGTGGAACTGGCGCGCACAATGATGAGCGTGGCCTACGAGCAGGCGGACCCGAACTGGCGGCAGGAATTCGACCAGGAATTCGAGCGGATGCGGCAGGCGGCTGGCATCCAGACGGTCGGGGAACAGCAAGCGGCCCAGCAGGCGGCGGCATTGCAGGCCCAAGCCGCCGCGGCCGCCCAGCCGGTCGGCCTCGATTCCGGCACTCAGCAAGCGGGGACGGCGCAGCAGGCCGGCCTCCAGCAAGCGCAGCAGCAGACCCAGGCGGCTCTCCGCCGTTGACCTTCAAGCGAAAGTGTGCTATCTATGCCCCCAGGTGAAGGGTTGAGCGTCGAGGATGTGGTGCTGGACGAGGAAGAGTCGCAGTTGGCGGCCTCGCTCGCCACCGAACTTGACACGCCCGAAGGCGCAGTGCCCGTCCCGGCTCCCGCCGCAGACGACGCACCTCCCGCTGACGCCGCGCCGACCCCCGCTGAGCAGGTCCCGGCTGAGACGCCCCCGCAGGGCCAGGTGCCCCCGGTTCCGGCCTCACCCGTTGTTCCGCCCCCGACATGGAGTTTCAAGGCCGATGGCCGCGAGGTCACGGTGCCCGGTGCGAAAGTCACCGCCGACGGGATTCTGATCCCGAAGGACGCGTGGCAGCGGACCGTGCAGCCGCATCTGGCCGATCGGGCGGCGTGGAACGCGCAGGTGCAGGAGTTCCGGCGCACGGAGGCCGGGCTCCGCGAGCAGGTCGAAGCGGTGGAGAAGGGCCAGCATCCGGCGATTGTGCGGGCCAATGCCGTGACGGCCAAGTTCACCGAGTTGATGGACAAGGGACCGGAAGCGGTGGCGGAATGGCTGGACAACTTCCAGCAGAACCGCCCGATCCTCGAGGCCAATGCCCGGGCAGCGGCAGCGGAAGCGGAACGCGAGCAGTACAAGTCGCGGATCAGCCAAGCCGACCAGGAGCGCCAGCAGGCGGCGCTGGAACCCCAGAAGCGCACGGCGGTGGAGCAGCAGGTCACGGCCCTCCTCGCCAGCGCGGACTACAAGGACCTGGGGTTGGACAGCCAGCGCATCGTCCAGCGGCTGCTCAAGGACCCGCGCACGTATGTCACAGCCGATCGGGATTACCCCGAGTTCGGTCTCCGGCGTGGTGAACTGGCGGTCGATGTGGCCCGGGTGCAGGAAGAAATCAGCGATCTGGCGGAGCAGGCGCGGACCTGGCAGGCGCAGAAAGCGGCCACAGCGGCGAACAGCCGCGCCGCGGCCCCGGTCCCCGTGCCTCCGGCAACGCCCGTCCGGGGCAGTCCGACGCCCGGCGGGAAAACGACAACACCATCGAAGGTCTGGGCTGATCTCCGGGAGGAGATCCTGGACCTCTAGGAGTCTGACCGATGACCACCGCAACGACGACCGTCACGACTGGCGGCACCACACTCAACAAGGTCTGGCGCAAGGTCCAGGGACCGCTCCAGTCCGGCATCAAGACGAAGTTCGAGGAAGGGGCGCTGATGAAGTCGCTGAAGAACTACGGCGGCGACCTGTCAGCCCGTGAAATCACGGTGCCCGTGGACCTCAACCGGGCCTACGGTACGGCGATCATCCCGGAAGGCGGCTACGAGGCCAACCCGGTGACGCCGAACGTCGAGGAAATCACGCTGACCTGGAGCAACTTCAACCAGCGGTGGACGACCTCGCTGACCTCGAAGTACCTCGACCAGAAGGGCGGGCTCGCCGCCCAGATCATCCGGCAGTTCAAGTACCAGGGCCTGAAGGCAGTTGAAGCGATGTCTCACTATATGAGCCAGAGCTTCTACGGGTACTCGAGCGGCGCCCGGGCCCTGAATACCACCGTCGCGACCGCCTCTTCGGCCCAGGCATACACGCTGGGCAGCGCCTACGGCGACTCGACCATCACCAACGCCGCGTTCATCGCGTCATTCTTCCAGATCGGGGATCGCGTGGCGCTGGTCCGCAGTGCGGCCCTCGTCACCAACGGCATCGGCGTCATTACCGCCGTGTCGCGCACCACGCCGAGCATCACCGTCACCTGGATCGGCTCCGTCACCAGCGCCAATGCGGACGTGGTGGTGCTGGCCAACAACATCGAAAACGCGACCCTCGCGGCCGGCACCCACTACAACCAGGACCTCGTGGGTCTGTCCGATGCCTCGCTCACCGCGTCGATTCACGGGCTCTCCAGCTCGTCCGTGGCGACCTGGGCGGCTGGGTACGCCGATACCGCCGGCGGCCGGTTCAGCGCCGTCAAGTTCCGGAAGGCCAAGCAGGGGATCAGCGCCAACGGCGGCGGCAAGGCCGACACGATCATCATGTCCCAGGGCGTGAAGAACGACGTATTCGCCAACCTGGACAGCGCCCGGCGCTTCACCGACAACACGATGGAGCTGGACGGCGATCCCGTGGCCGAGGGCTTCAAGTGGTTCGACAGCCCGCAGGTCCCGAACGGCTGGACCTGGGTGTACGACAGCACCAACAGCGTGAAGAAGTTCGAACTGCTGCCCGCGCCGACCGACGGCTCGATGCCGTGGGACGACGGCGACAAGATTCAGGACCGGAACGCCTATGCCTTCAGCATCGACTACCCGATGGCGATGGTGTGGGTGAACCGGGGCAATCTGGCCTACTT